CTATGCTTTTCGTTTTAAGTATTTCATAGGCATCGCCTCGCTGAAATAACTCTATACATATATCTTTATAGGGTTCTTCGTATACTGAGCTTTTTTCTTTTTCATTTCCTGGGAGAAACCCTATATCTCTAGTAGGAACTGCACTTCGAATAATTACTAATTTTTCTTTATCATTTTTTAGTATGTCGTCAAAGGCAAGATAACATGAAATGAAAGTTTTACCTGTACCTGCAACTCCATGTAATACTAAGTGTTTGTCGGCTTCAAAAGTTTTTAACTGATTCTTTGTAAGAGGTTCTATTTCTTGTAAACTTAAGTTAGCGGCTGATATTAGCCTATTTCTTTTTGCCATTATATTTTTCTCCGAGTATCTTTCTGATATTCTTCAGCATACTCGTATAACTTCCAAGGAAGCCCTTGATAGTAAAGTACTCCTGCCCACGTCATGCCATTTTCGGGAGGGCGAATAATTTTCAGCGGCTGGTTCTCTCCTTCCAAATAAAGAACACTTGCCACAACTTTTCTATCTATTCGTTTAATTTTTTTATATTTAAGTGGAACCATTGTTGTTTTATGGTAAAGAAAGGGAACTCCTTTACTATCTATAAATATATTTTTTCTTTGCTTTATCATTCCAGTAAAATCAACAAGGGCTTTTGTTAAAGGAAGAAGGTTAAAAGAGGTTTGTAGTCTTCGTATACCAAGAGTTTCTCCTGACATATTTTTATCGTCTACTACTTTACCATCTACAAATAACAATCCGTCCACTGACTCCCAGTTAGAAGAAGGCAGTGGATAGATTGGAAAAGAGATAGTAGAAAGACCTCTAAATGTCACTACCATATAGTTTATCCCACTTGCCCATAGAGTAGTCGTCACCTATTTCAAAGTCGCATCCTACGGGAGCACCTGGAATACTGACACCTCTATCAAGTTGAACAAAGTGTTGTAGTTTCTCGCTATAGTGTTCAATCTCATCATTCGGGACTTCTGCCAGAATAGAGTCATGAACTAGAGCAAATATTTTTGATTTCATACCATGAGTTTTCATATAAATATTCATGTCAATTGCACCTAGAAGGTTAATATCAGAAGCAGTAGACTGCACCAGAAAATTAAGACCAGACCTAATTGTATGACTTCGAATAGCCTTATCGGAAGAGTCAACGTTGGGTAAGCGTCGCTTCCTACCAAAGTAACTATAAATGAAACCATTCGTTTCAATAAATTTCTCATTTTGAGTAATCCATTTTCTCAGGCCACTAAAAGATTTAAAGTAATCACTAATTACTTCTTGAGCCTCGCTTGGGCTGAAGAAAGAACCAGAGCTTTTTGTAACTTCTGAACTGATTTTTCTTGCACCCGCACCATACATAATACCAAAGGTAACAGCCTTAGCTGCCTGTCTTTCCACAGGATATAACTCTGCTACTTGTTCTACTTCACAGGGAAGTCTAAATACTTTTTGAGCAATAGCACTATGAAAGTTTCCGCCAGAACGGAACACATCCATCAATGCTTTGTCTTGTGCCAGTACTGCTGCAACATATACCTCTGCAGTAGTCAAGTCCATTGCAACTATCTTTGACCCCGCTGTAGCTTTGATACAACCCTTAACCGAAGGATTGTCTCTAGGAAGCTGCTGCATATTTAGTTTACCACTAGAACTAAGCCTGCCAGAAGTTGTACTATGAAGATTGAAACCAGTACGTAAGTGACTATCTTTGTCCAACTGTGGTATGATTTTGTCCAGATAAGTATTCTTAATTTTGGATTTTTGACGTATGTCAAGGATAAGTCCTGGTACTTCCGAATCCTCGGCAAGTCTTTCAAGTACTTCCGCATCCGTTGAGTCTGCACCTGTTCCTGTTTTCTTGCCAGTAGGGGATAAGCCAAGCCAATCAAAAAGTAAAGAGCGAAGCTGTACTGTACTATTTGGATTAATAGGTTTTCCATTATATGCCTCGAACTTGCTAACTTTAGGGTTTGCATAGAGAGTATTAATAGCTTTGTCTATGTCAGACTGCATAATTTCTTGAGCTTTATATAGACGAACTTTATCAAAAGGAACACCATTGTCCTGAATGTCAGTCAGGAAACGAGTGCCTGGTAATAGAATATTCTCATATACCCATAAGAGTTTTGGGTTTTGTTTTATCTTTTTAAACTTTTCGAAGATTAGAAAAGTTACTAATGAATCCATGGCAGCATAAGTTTTCATAACATCAAATGGAATAGACTCCCACTGAAAGTCACCTTTGAGTATGCCATGTTCTTTACGATATTCATCCATCCAATCATACATTGGTTTCTCATAGTCTCCGTATGGAGTATGTTTTACAGCCAATGTTTTCAGACCATGATTACCTGGGACTTCGTTAATAAGATAGGATAGCAACATAGTATCTTCAAAACGAGGAAACTCGAAATTGAAATGATACTCGAAAAATGCCATATCGAACTTGGAGTTATGAAAGATTACAATCTTCTTACGAAATAACTCAGCAAGAAGACTTTCTGTAGTCTCGTCAAGGCAGTCTGTGTTTATGTACGCACCACGTTCGCCATCATAACATAAAGACAAGCCAAGCATATAACCATCACGAGGATAAAGTCCAGTAGTCTCTGAGTCGAGAGCAATGTACTCACCAGGATGGTCAATTGCAGCTTGTATAAAAGCATTAGCTTCTGCAGTATCTTCGATACCAAAAGCAATACTATCATCTATTTCTTTATCCAAAATTTCGCCACTAATGTACTTAATGATGTTAGACTTAGAGTCTTCCCAGGTACGCTTGGCTTCTGGTTTAAAAGCAAGCATAGACGGATTAATTACGGGTAGAAACTTTTTCTCTACACGCTTACCGGAATATTCTGTGACTGAGTTTATTTTGGTAAAGTACTTCAATGCTTCACTTCCAACGAGAATTACCCAGTCATAAAGACTAGGGTCAATATCAATATCACAATCTCGTTTTAGAACTTTCTTTATGGTAGGATTTGAACACAGTTGGAACTGGTCAAATTCAAAAGCATTGTCAAATTCTTTCTTGAAATTCGTTCTACTAGGTTTAGTTTCTACTAATGCAACTTTAGGCATATAATTTTTTCTCCAAACTTCTTACTTGGTTTTCATTCAATGCACCAGGGTCAGTACCTTTTAGGTGTACGTTTCTGGTTGTGAGACCAACTTTCTCGCATAGAATCTTTATTTCTTCTGCAGCTCTCTGCCCCGCATCGTCCCCGTCCATGAATATATCTACTTGCTCTACTCCTTGCATCTTTACAAGAGTTAGCTTAGCTTCATTGAGGTTCTGAGTGCCGAAACAACACACTGCGTTCCTTAATCCTTTATCATATAAGTTTAACACATCATAAACTCCCTCCACAAGTATTATTTTCCCTTCTCGTGCATTTACTTCAGGGTAAAGAGGTAGTCTAGCTCCTGCTGGTACAAACTTATATTTTGGGTCTCCATTCGACGTATGTCTGCCTTGAAATGCTACTATATTTCCAGATATATCTCGAATAGGAAACACAATTCTTCCTACAAAATCTTTTTCACTATTTTGGAAGGCTTCGAACTTTTTGTACGTTTCTGGTCTGATATTTCTCCAGTTACCTATGTAAGGTATAGAGTTTGAAGGAAAAGATAAGCCTACAGTTTCCGCACGCTTCTGTCTAATTTTTTTCTTTAAAAGGTCTCTGCGTATTCCTAGCTGACTTACCTTCTCTCCAAACCTATAAAAAATATTACCTTTGTAACCACACGCAAAACAATTAAATACACCAGTAATCTGGTCTATACGCATACTTGGATTTTTGTCATCATGCTCTGGGTTTAAGCACGGTACTACAAAATCCTGCCCTTTTGGGGTGAAGTTAATGGATTGTTTCGCTAGTAATTCTTGTACTGTCATCTAATACTGGCTCTATTCCTAATAATTTTCTTGCTTCGTCTCTTACTTCTTCTGTTACTGCATGACCAAATTGTTCAGGGTCAAGCAGACTTTCTATAAATTCTATTAAGTCTTCTAACATTACTACTTACCTATGTGTTTTATATCATTGTTAGATATTACTTGATAAGCTCCTTTGTTATATGCGGGAGCAACAGGGTATTGTTTAGATATTTCTTTCTTGAAAAATTCTACCTCTGCACCCTCAATCTTCTTGTTTGATACTACAGATTTGTACTCGGGCGTAGAGCGTCTATAAGGAGCTTCTGCTGGTACATACTCTTCAAACTTACGAGCTGTTTTTCGAGGGCGTGGAGGTAGCTTTTTTCTTCTACGAGACAAAGGTCGATAAGAACTACAAGTGTAAACCATCATAAAAATAATCTCCAGTTGTCAAAAATATAGTATATTATACCGAAAAACAACTGGAGAGTCAAGAACTATTTTTTATATATCATCAATCTCTTCATCAGATTTTAGCTCAGAGTCCTCTCTTTCTTTGGGAGAGAGTGCAGCCTCTGGGCCAATTCTTAAAGTCTCCCAGTCCATCTTTGAAGTAAAAGATTTCATGGAAGCAGACCGCATTTTTACACAATTGAAGGTGACACACGCATCTTCTTGCTCCCACGTTTCAAGGGCAAATGCAGCATCTGCCGCATCTAGAATACCTTTTGCAAAACGTGCTTCGCCTGTTGCGTCTGTCTGATAAGGAGAGAACACAGGTACTTCATATTCCTGTGCCATAGATTTGAGTGCCTTACTTACTTCAATCTGTTCTGTCCAATCATATTGACCGCCTTTAGAGGGAAGATTGGAACGCCTTACTTGATTTAGATAATCCACAATTACAATTCCAGGTTTAATTCGAGCTACTTGTTTGTCCAAAGTAGCACGAATTTTAGGGAGAGTTAGTCCAGCATCGTAGACTACATCTAACTGCTGAGTCGGGAGAAGCTCATGGTTAGATTTTAAACTCGTATGTAACTTGTCAAAGTCTCTGTGGTTATGGTACTCTTTCAGGCGTTCCGAGCCTTCGGTGTAGCGATTAGCCCACCAAGAAGCAACTTTCTCCCACTCTACAACACTTAGGTTTTTCATTTTCAGTCTAGAAAATGGTACACCCGTTGCCATTGAACAACAGCGTTGAAGAATAGACCTACTATCCATTTCAATAGTAAAATAAATAGCAGATTTGCCAGAAGCTATCATGTTATTCGCAAGGTTAGAACAAGTAATAGACTTGCCTGAACCCCGCTTCCCGCCTACAAGAATCAAGTCTCTCGGAGAGAACTGAATCTCGTGGTCATAATCGTAATTAAGACCAAGCGCAACATACTTCTGTAAGTCTTCTTCAGATTCCCACAATGGAATACTTTGCATACTCTCATCTGGGTCTTTAATATCTACTTTATCTTCAATATCAAGAACAATCTGATGAAGCTCATCAATAGATTCTTCCGCATCATTAAATGCTACAGAATTATCTACATAGGTTTCGAGAGATGTGAGAATCTCTTTCTGTGCGTACTCATTCTTCAAGTACTGAAGAAGGGAATACGGGTCAGCTTCTACGGATTCTCCGTTCTGTATAGCATAGATTTTCTCTTTTGCTACAGCATCACGGACAGCGTACTGAAGGTCATCAAATGTAGGCAAATGATGATTCTTCTCGTTGTGCTTGTCTATCACATCATAAATGACATGAAATTCTTTTGGCAGGTAATTTCTGCGCGTAAGACTCCAGGTATCAGAATCCCGACACTCAATGACCTGCTTTATAAAAGCACTAGCTAGATTCAATCACATTTCTCCCGAACGCTAAAAAACGAGTGCAGAGGGTTACTCTACACTCGCCTCGAAGTCTAACTTACTGTGCTGCTTTTTCTTTCTTGGCAGCACCATCATAATCTGACGCTGTCAGACCACGACGAGTTAGCATAGTTTTAACACCACGAACAGTCTTACCGATTTCAGTAGCAATTTCTTCTACTGTCATTTCAGTAATGTTCTCTACGCCTGCCAAAGGGTCTTCCTTAGTAGCAG